ACCATACCGATGTTCAAACTTCCGAACATGTTAACAGAGTTACGAACAAGAGCAGCCAATGCTTTAGGCTTACGACCCATGTCACCCTTCATATCACCTGCTTCAAACTGATTAACGTCTGTAGGTGTTAGTAACATTCCCAAGCTATCAATAACAAACAATACTTTAGGTCTGTCTTCTAGTGGAAGTGTTTTATAATCAATAACAAATTTACTGATTGTCTTGGCTACATCGTCAATCATAGCCATGTTTAGTTTTAACAATTTATCTTCTGTAGTTTGCACACCTAAGGCATGCAACCACTTCTCATCTAAAGCATTTTCTGAATCGATGAGTACAACAAAGATACCTTGTTGTTGAGCATGGCGAACCAAGTTTCCGGAACAAATAAAACTCTTCCCTGAACCAGATTCGCCAGCAAATACAGTGACTTTGCCAAGAGGAACCCCTTTGTTAAAATCACCACTAATAAGATAGTTAAGTGCATAATTTCCTGTGTTGATCCAATCAGTTGGATCGTTAAACCCTATACTAAGACCTTCAATAGACTTAGTGATTTCTTTTCTAAATTTACTTACGTCAAATGGCTTACCCAATTTTATCTCCAATTTGTTTCATACCCGTATAATAATACGGATGTGCGTTTTTGTCAAGTATATCCGGACATTGTTCTGCCATTTTGTCAATTTCGTAATCCATTGGATAATGACGCAATGCACCTCTTGCCCGGTCACGTATTATGCTAGGTACCCTAGGTGTTTTGCCAGGGTCACATAGTTCTTCTAGTAGTTTTTTACCTTGCTTAATAGCACGATATCTTTCATCTGGTAATGTCATGGTGTTATCCTATATAGGAGAGAACGGTTTCCCGTTCTCTTTTTACATTACGCAGTTTTTGATTGTCTAGCACGAATCATTGCTAGAATGTCTTGTGCTTTATCACTACTAGGGGTAGCTTTAGGTAGAACAATCGGTGTTGATGCTGTTGCTACTTCATCATCCATAGATGCAGACTTGGACTCTGCTACGGGGGCGGTTGCGGATGCGCTAGTTTCAGTAGACGCTTGTGGTTTAGCCGCGGTTGCTCCTGCAGGTGCCTCAAGTCCGTATGGACGGAAATAGTTGCCCCAACGTTCATTGTCATATGGTTGACCATCAACTGATGCATCAAACATTTCTTTCATAATACGTAGTTCTGCTTCTGTAGGTTTCTTAGGCAAGAAATCTGCTAGATTGAATAAACTATGACTGTCAATTGCCGCAGCCTCTGCTTCGGTCAATGCACTTTCTTTACGTGCCCAGTTACTAGTTGAATAATCAGCATAACCACCTTTACTTGTTTTCTTAATGTTGAAGTCAAGACCACGCATATAGTCAGTTGGCAATTCTTCCATTTCAGGATCCATCAAACTTGATTTGATGATAGTAAAGATTTGCGGGCTAATAACAAATCTACGAATTGGATTCGCAGGTTGCTTGTCATCACCCAATGAGTTTTGACGAACAAAACCTTGAAATAGATAACTACGTTTCTTCCAATACTTATTGGCCAATTCTTTTAATGTTTCATCCTTGTACCAAGGACGCACTTCAGTTAGAATCGGACATGTATATTCACTTCCGTACATTTCAATACAAGGAACTTGTACTATTACTTGTTTCATGTTTGAATCACCTTTAACACCATTGAATGGTAGTTTGATGACTTGACGTTCTACCCAGAAGAATGGGTTTTTGCTATCTGCATCTGGCAATAAACGCAAAGTAGCTGTAGTACCTTCGTCCATGTTCCAGTGGGGATAGATTGAGTTGTCAGATTGCTGGGTAGAACCAGAGTTTGACTTGTTTTCTTGTGCCGCGATACGGGCACGAATTTCTGCTAAAGATGCCATAATATATTTCCTTAAGTTGGTCTTTGTTTTATATTCGCCGCTTCCCTGTGAAGCGACTAACACATGTGTAAGTATAACATACTTTTCACTTGTGTCAATAGTATTTATGCCAGATGTGGTAAACCGCACAAAAAAGTGCGGTTTAATTTACCCTTATTTGATTAAGCGTAACATGTGTACTAATGGGTCAACACTTTCAGTTGCACCACCTACTAGTTTACCACGTAATCCTTGTTGGCTCTTTGATGGCTCACCTAAAATCTTTCCACCAACTGTAACTTTACTAGTTGCATTTAATTGACCAGCAGCCTGTTGTGGTCCACCGATACTTTCATCAGTTTTCTGTTCTGGTTTTGGTTGTGCTTGTTTAGCTTTCTTCTCTGCTTCTTGTTTGTGTGCAAGTTGCTTTAGACGATTTAGCATTCGGTCCCACTCATCTTGTGTATAGCGTCCACCAATTAATTCATCATCCTTATCTTTCCTACCTTCATCAACATCATTTTCATTAGTAGGTTTTTTAATTGCCTGCTTCGGTAACATCTTAGCCCTAGCTTGTGCGGAAAATGCGTCCATCTCTTGTTCAGTATCACTTTTAGGACGATCTCGTTCAGCTTTATTGGCAGCATCCCATTCAGCACCTGAAAGTCGTTGTCCGTTAATTTCATATGTTGTTCCTAGTTTATCACCACTAGATGGCCTACTAAAGACATCACCCAAATCATCTTCCTTAACTCTTGCTAATTTAGGAGTAGGAACACCTCTAGATAATGAGTAATCACTTACGTCAACATCACCTGCATTAACATGGGATTGGTTTGCTGGAAAACTGTTTGTAAAATCGCCATATGTTGTATTAAGTTTTTGTTGTCTAGTCAATGGTAAAGGTTTAACAGCCATCGAATAATCACTTACTTTAGCATTACCTGCATTAACGTCAGATTGTCTTGTTGGTCTGGTAGTTTGGAAATCACCATACATGTTGTTTAATTGGTCACCACGTTGATGATATTGGGTTTGACCTCTTGTATCAGCAGGACCAATACCATTCCATTCATCCCTGGCAGGGGTAGTAATATCAGCTTCCTTTATTCCTTTTTGGTCATCCCATGCTTTGTCAGTTTTTACGTTATGTTCTTTACCACCAGCACCGATATCAGCAACTCTAGTACCAATCTCTTTATTAGTTTTCACTACTGCTGTATTGTGCTTGTCAATTTTCTTTTTAAACTTTGATGCAAAATCAACTTTAGCTTCTATTACATCACCTTCAGTTACACTATCTGCCCATTCTTCTAATTCTTTAACTTCAGAAAGTTCTGCTGTTTCGGTAATGTTCTTGCTTAACTTGCTTAATATAGGCATCACATTTTCAATACGCGGATCTAAACTTGAACTCATAAACATTTCACTTAAGTCTACTTGTTCTTCATCTTCCATTAACGGAGCACTCCAATTTTCAAAGTACTCATTGTATCCACGTTTGCCGGCCATCTTATGTAACGACTCACGTAGTTTTTGATAATGATTTATACCTTCATTAACTAATCTTTGTGCTGATTCATTGAATTGTCCATTACGTGTAGCACGGACAAAACCAGCCATATGTTGATATTCTTCTACAATCTTACCAATATATTGTCCACGGTCATCATAAGGTGTGCCGCCTTCTGCGATATGTCTGGCAAACACGCGGGCTAAACCAGGCTTGTTTGTAGGTAATAAAAATCTTTCACCTTCACTGTTTTCAACAAAGATTCTAGCAATATTACGGAAGCGTTGTTCACCTTCTTGTATTTCACGTGTATGTTGTATACGCATTTTTACAGTAGGAGTATTATCACTTATGCTAGCTTTTTTACCAGCTGAATAATAACCCTCATCTAGTTTCTTAGTATGTTCTCTTTTAGCCATATCATATTCCAGTTTATCAATGTTGCGAGTTTCAAAACTCAATTGGTGTTTTTGTGCGAATCTTCTAATTTGTCTTAACAAATGATACCATGATTCGCTGTCAGCAGTATCTAACTTGGGGCTACTTGCAATCTTATCGCCAAAATATACAACCAATTTATGTAAACCGTCAATACTTACTGTGGCGGTTCCATAATCTTCCCCGTCTTTTTCAAAGTGAAATTGAAATACATCCGCTTCTTCCGGGACTGGGATTTCTTTGCCGGCTGTGTTTAACATTACCGGACTATACCCCCTACTTTGTAATAGGTTAAATAACTCGTTGTTTAATGAATCTTGGTTTTTTGGCATTTTTTGATCTCAATAGTATATTTATGCAAAAACTGCAAAGAAGGGTAATGGCATTATAATCTCACTATGGTCACGCATATGCCCGTCTAAATCGCTGTTATATTCACCTAGTATTTGCATTACTCTGACTGCCAATAGTGAAGCCATTATCAAATCATCAGTTTCTCCCAATTTAGCTTCATAACTACTACCCTTTGCAACAAAGGTTTTGAGTTCTGATATTAGACTTTTGCTATGTACTATCAATTTCTTGCTTTCCAACAATGATTTAAACTTGGCACATGCGGCCAGTTTACTCTTATTTGTTGTAGTAAAACCCTTACGCTTTTTGCCCGGTTCGCTAATAAAATTACCCAATATATTCTGTTCGCCGTATTCATTTAACGACACTAATGCCGCTTCCCCTATACTATTATTTTCAATACTGTAATAGAGATTTCTTGGTTCTGTAGTGCAATCAACGATGTACTTGTTAATCTGCGCTATCAATTTAATCTGATTAGGAATATCAGTTTTATTATGTTTCCACTCACCTATTTGCGTAGTAGTATTTGCTTCAAATATTTGTATACCTGCAGGGTCACCACCTGTACCAATACTAGGGTCCAACGTTACTACATATATATTGCCCTTTTTAGGTGTCTTGTACCAGCGTATTTGTCCTTGACGCAATGTAGGCTCAGTGCCTTCTAAATCAATTAGTGTGCTAGGATTGATTAGTGTTTCATCAGCGATAATGAATTCACAATTCATTTCTCGGCGGAATCTATCATCACCTAGTTGTGACCGCATTTCATCAGCCCACTTTTCATCACGTTCAGGATGTACCTGCCATGTTGCCTTGTATGCTTTGAAACCATTAATTCCTACATCAGTTGTATTACCGAATTCATCTTCACATTTGTTAGCACCCTTCCAAATCAATGCAAATTGGTCTTCATCACTACTTGGAGTACTTGTAATAATTGCTTTACCACCAGTACTTAATGTCGGTGTAATAGATGTCCAGAATTCTTGTGCTATAGTTGGTCTTACAAATGCAAACTCATCTAAGTACAATAACGAAATAGATAGACCACGACCTGTATTTTCTGTCGTAGTAGCACTAACAATACGACTACCATTATCAAATGTTAAACTACCCTTGTTATAGTCAACTGCACCTGCTTTAATATGATCGGGGCAATTCTCATATGCATACCGAACACGTTGCATAATTTCTTGTGCACCTGCATACTTGTGTGCGGCAATTAATACAGTACTGTCTGGTACAAACATTGCATACCATAGTAAGTAACCTGCGGCACTAGTTGACTTACCTGTTTGTCGTGCCATTAAGTTGATGCTAAAACGATACTTGTGATAAGTTTCAATCAATTCTTTTTGAAAGTCCCATGGATGATAGTGCATACTACCACGTGTTGGGTGTTGAATCATAAAGAAGTTATCCATGAAGTATAGATAACCTGTGATTGGATCACAACACTTAATATAGTCGTCTAAATCCTTATCAGTTTTGAATTTAGTTTTCTTATAAGGTGTTTTTACTAAAGTAGTTGTTCCGCTCATACTATTATTTAGATGCTATGTTTATGGTGTACTATTTCTTTTACCCAAGAACATGTGACTTGTTCTTATACTTGCCCAAGTGTTAGTGTAAGCTGTGTCGCCACAGTAGTTTGTTAATGCGTCACGCATGGCTTGACTGCAACTTGTAGCATCATAGGTACCCATAACTATAATATCACCAGTTGCGGCATTTTTAATATCGTTAGCTATACCTGCTGTGGGCGAAGCGGCAAGCCCAGCACCACCATAGGTATCATAACATTTTGGAAACCCACTCCGACTTGTGCCTGTGACAGGATTTATTATAGTTATAGTATGTCCTCTGGTCATGCGGAACGGAGCAAGTCTAGTGTCTGTACCGTCCGGTGCAAGTCCAATTTTATCTCCTGCAATAAGTGCCCCGTTAACTTTAATATAGCTGCCGTTTATTGGATTACCGTTAAAGTTAGTAACAACAGATTGAACACGATATGTACTAATAGTTTGGTCAAATGTCATATACGTACCGCCGACTAATTGTTGTTCAAAATATGTGAACACACTAGTGTCTGTTACAGTAACATCCGGAGTACTTGTAGCGACTAGAGTATTGCGGCTTGAATCAGTATATAATCCAATACGTAATTTTTGTACACCATTTTGGTCTGCACTATCAGCAGATACAGTTATTGTTAATGAAGCAGTGTTATTATTGATTGTTAACGATCCTGTATACCCGGGTGATAATCTGTTGTTGGATGAATTAGTTAAGTTATCGCTAAGACTACCCCAGTATAGTGTAGTACCATCACTAACTAATGAAGTTGATATAGTAAATGTAGCAGCCTCACCTTCATTCATTACACTTCTAGTAGCCGCAACTGCATATGTCGGTACAGGTGGCACTTCAACCCAAGGTCTTCCATCAACTAATCCTGAGGGATGTGATTGTGTAGTCAACGTAGCACCTGTGTATACCGTAGGTAATAGAGTTTTATCTAAAATATTTGCCTGTCGGTAATATGATCTAGTGCTATCAACAAACCCACTAATAGTTCCATCTCCTGCAACTGTCTTTCCCTTACGTTTAGCCTCTGCTATTGTTAGTTTAGTATTTTGCCTAGCCTCTTTGTCTGCTAGCCCATCACCGGCCGGTGCTATGGTCCATTCTGTTGTGGTTGTTTTAGCAACTCTCCACCAAAAACCGGCGGCGTAGATAATCCAGTCTTGTTCGTCATAAGCAGGGTCACTACCAGTGGTCAAGCTGGTTCCAGCAACCGTTACATCGTAAGCATCCCCGTCAGTGCCAATGCCATGAGTCAGTGTGGGGGTATTGCTAAAAGCGTTCCATGTGCCTTTGTATACCACGGCATTCATTACTGCTCCAACATAGGGGTTAGTTACTGAACTACAAACTGCCGCGGCTTTGGCCATATAATTGTCTATTGTAGTATTGCCCTTGATAATGGCAATACTGGTTCCATATTCATCATACAAGAAGTTGCCTGCTGTTACTGCATAATCACCTGTCTGATGACTGGTTAATGTGAAGGCAGAGCCTATTCCCAATGATGTTACATACAGTTTGTATGAGACATTGTTTGTTGCTCCTAAAGCGCCCGCGTAATTTATACTCCAAATAGCCGAGAAAGGAGCAACAATCTCAGTATTAGAATGCGGTGGATTAGCATTTTTTGTGAGAGTGGTTCCACTCGCTATCATTAGGGTCGATATTCCGTTTAGTGCCATGTTATTTTCCCACTGGCTTTTCGCCGGTCAAGTATGGTCTACTAAACCATAACTGGAACCATTCTTTAGTTCCAGGTTGTATATTATGTTTCTTCATTAGTATACCCTTTTCATTTCCAGTAATACTTATATTACTTTCTTCACCGATTATTTGAGTAGTAATTCCACTGAGTTTTTTAAGGTCTTCTAGGGTAGTGTCAACGTTTTCTTCACGTGAAGGAACAGATTTGAGTTTATCAAATCCATTCATTATTTTAGCTTGTTTCCATACATCAAAGGACATGATGTATTTAGTAGATTATTTGATATCTAACGGACGTGTCTTGGTAGCTACTACGCAATACATTTTTTCTTGTAGAATTAGGTCTTCGTCTGAGTCATTACCGGGAACGTTTGCGGGAATAGTAATATCGTATGTTATATCGTTGAAATCTTTAACGCTAAACCCAGTACGCTCTAACAATGCGGCAATTTGATGATGACCCAAAACACTGTAATGATTCGTGTTGTACTCATGTCTCCTAGCTTGGTCAGGAGCCGGCATTTCAATATAAATTTTTCCGCCTTGTTTCAGTACACGATTATATTCAATCAAAGTAAAGATAGGATAAGGACTGTGTTCTAGTGCCTGTCTACAGAATATGAAATCAATTGTTTCATCGTTGAATCCGTCTTTTTGTGGGAGAAAACTCATATCATAACCTTTTACGTTATGACCTTTGTCTCTGGCTAAGTTGATATCTGTGTCGCTGAGTGTAATACCCATCATATTGGTGTATCCACGTTCTTTCATTATATCTAAGAAATAACCTGGACCACATCCCATATCTAAGATGGCGGCAGTTTTGGGTATACTTAGTGGGTCAATGTACATTTCGACCACTCTATTTGTCAATGTTTTGTGATATTCGGAAATTCCCTCATCATATAGATGGGATGTATAAATCCACTCGTTATAAAATTTAAACTTTATTAAATCAAGTGTTTTGTTTATGTCGATCATGTTTATCCTACGTGTGATAATATTACTTATACACGTAACACATGCTTAAATTATTTTAATAGCCCTTAAATCCAAGCATTGGGCTGGTTTTGTATGTACTATCTAATTACATACTACGCATATCACCTTTATTGACATCTTTTATTTTTGTTCCAATTGCTTTGGCAGCTTGCTTCATCATATCTTGTTCTAATTTAGTATACGGTAATGCAGAATTGTCTTTTCCTATCCAACTTTCTGAATCCATAACTATTGGAGATCCTTTACCATCAGCACATGCTACAGCCATCATCATTCGGTTTAACTCATACGTTCTGTCATATCCGTCTGGATCACGGAACAAATTAACACCAACAGTAGATTGATCTTGGCGTTTGGATATTTTTCCCCTAGTCTTACCCTCAGTAATAAATTCACTTGCTCTCATTAAGATTCCAATTCCATATAAATTTTATGACCTATCGTTGAATTAGGAATAGGACTAACCCGTACTCGTACAAGACCAAATGCAACATCAACATTATATCTTGTTATAGGTGTTCCAACAAATTGTGTACTATATGCAACAAAATTAACGCTTGCACCGCCCGGTCTTTTGGTTACGTTAATAGTTACTGACTGCTGATTAAACGAATTAGTTTCTATAGAGTTAATTTTAAAGGTAGCCGCATTTAATTGTTCTATGGGGGTTGTAAAAATGTCTTGATTAGGTGCATTAGTTGTCGTTATATATGACGCAGTTAGTTTTGACAACTGTGCAGATGTTAGGCTCGGCACACCTATTGATAATGTTTGATTTAACGAAATATTACCAACTAAAGTTATATCCTGTATCCCTGCTAAACTACTAAAAACACTAGGATCAACTCTTGTAGGAAAAAATATAATATTTCCATTTTCACCTATATTAATATTACCTAAATTAAATCCACCTTGACCAACAAAAAGTTGATTGATTCTAGCATTTGCTTCTCCTAAGTTTAAAAATCCCGATACTTGTGGGATTATTGTTCCGTTTAATTTTAGAAAGTTTAATGCACTATCAAATACTAAATTTGCAGAACCAGCATAAATATTACCTGATTTGAATTGTACAGAACCGCCTACACCTCCTGAATTTAATGATGAAATTGTTGAAAAATTATTATTGATTTTTTCAAAGGCAACACGTAACGGATCACCAGTGCCGTCGTTGGCTAAATCACCGATGTCAATATTTAATAATGTTAAACTCATGCTTTTGTCCTGATTATCTTATATTTATCGCCTATCGCTCCGAAGTAATATTGCGATTATCATAAATATACATATATTTAGGAGACAAATATGCGTGTATTATTGGCTTTGGTGCTGACATTAGTATCCACTAGCAGTTTTTCTTGGGACCAACGTCCTCCCTTACCAGTTCAAGCCTGTCAAGTTCACAGTCCTTATGGATTTGCACAGACTGCACGTACAGTACAACCTATTTGTAGAGAAGCATATTTGGTAGCATATGATGCACCAGTTAAAATTCCTGCGTATGTTGCGTACACACTATTACCAAAGAATGCAATAGGATGCTGGCCACGCACTAAC